GGAATGGTGGCATTTATGCATCCCATCCTTGATGGAGCCTTCGTACCTCAACAGACTAAGTCAAACGATGCTTTTGGAATTAAACATCGAGTAGAAATACCCCAAAAGAAAAATAAAGACATCGTATTGAACATGTTCACCAAGAACTGCATTGATGAGTGGATAGCTCATAAAGATCGTTATCTCCAACAATTTCTTCATCCAGTAGATGAAGACACTGTATATGAGAAACAAAATAAACCTTCTCAGAGGGCAATTTTGAATCGATCGGATTATGAACCAAGCAATCTCACACTGCAATCCTTTGGAAAACGTGAAAGTTATCAGAAAGTTAATTACCAACGAAACATCACGACCATCCCAGCAAAAGAAAAGAAAAATTACTCTAAATACATGTATTCATATACCGATTTTATAAAAGAGATGCCGTGGTATTCGTTTGGAAAGAAACCAATTGAAGTTGCTGCATTAGTTGCTCGTGTTTGTCAAAACGCCAAGCAGCATATGTTGATAACTGATTATTCTTCTTTCGATGGCACAATAAACTCAGTTTTTCGTTTTAAACGTCAAACAGAAGTTTTGCATGTGTTTCACCCTCATTATCGTGCAGAATTGAGTGAACTAATGTTGAAACAACGTCGCCGATCCGCTAGGACACGTCACGGAGTCAAATATAATACCGGTGAATCAGTATTGTCTGGTTCAGCCGAGACATCTGTAATGAACACTGATGACAATGCATTCGTGTCCTACTGTTCCTTAAGGAAAACCATTAATCCTGTTAGTGGTGAGTACTACGATCCGATCCAAGCTTGGTGTCGCCTAGGCTTGTATGGGGGGGATGATGGAATAGTCGCCGATGTGTGTACGAAGACGGCTGAGAGCACAGCGCGCTCTTTAGGTTTGCAACTGAAATGTGAGAAGATCAATAGGGGTTCTATTGGTGTGACTTTCTTATCCAGACATTACGGGCCCAATGTTTGGTTTGGCGATGCAAATAGCATGTGTAGTGTGTCTAGAACTTTGTCTAAGTTCCATACTACTGTTGCTATGCCATCTAATGTCACACCAGCGAAGAAACTATTTGAAAAGGCTTTTGCTTTAAGTCTAACTGACTCACAAACTCCAATCGTTGGACAATTCGTTAAGAAAGTTATTAAACTGTTTAACCACATGACTTATGAGAATAAGCTTGGAATATGGAACGGAGATATACCCGCCGACCTACATTACCCTAACACCGATTCAGGATGGATGGATACTGTGGCGAGAATCGATATGCCAAGCTTTGATATCGATCGGTTTTTGCGCTGGATTGATGAATCTAATATTAATACAATATTTGATCCACCTATCTGCGCTTCTAAAACTAATCCTAACCCTAAGCCAGGTGTTGTTGCTGTGGATGGAGATATACTTGATATCCCCCTCCCCTCATGCCTACCAACTCCACCTCCTAGTGTAGTTACAACAGATTCGCGTAAGCGCTTTCGGTCCCGTAAGCCGAAGAAACAACGAGCCAGA